TCGCCCTTGTCGCCACGACATATATGTTCAAAACAATATGTCCTAGGATTTTTATCTGAAACAGCTTTCTTTTGAATTGGTGAAAACTGTTTCACATTTGAATATTTGTGTAATTGTATAAAATCTTTATCAGAAGATATAATCATTACTGGTTCATGATTGCCAAACTCTTGAGTATTTTGTACTAAAGCACCAATAATATCATCAGCTTCTGCACCTTCCATATGTACTACTTTATATGGAAAATTATCTTTAAGTTCTTCTCTAACTAAATTTAAAATTCTAAATACTTCATTCCAATCCATAGTTGAATCAGTTTCTGCTCTCTTCTTTTTTCTATGAGCTTTATATTCTGGAAAAAAACTTTTTCTCCAGGTATTCATACCATCAGCACAAATAACCATTTGTCCGTATTCTGCTCGGTATTTTTTATTATACATTCTAATACTGTTTAGTATCATATGTCTAATCATTTTTTCATCATTTAGTTTTTGCACTATAATATTTGATAGTGCGATTTGGCTATAATCAAGTAATATCATCTTCGTCGTCAATGTCCTCTACTGTTAATTGGTAATCCTCTAGTCTGAAAGCAACTAAAGCAGCTAATTTTTCATAGGATGACTCTAAATCTTCGTGTAAGATATGATCCATTCCAGCTCTTCTGAAAAATAAACTAACCAGCATATTTAGAATAACCATAAAATCTTTATAGTTAACGTCATCAGTATCTGCCATATCAATGTTAAGATCTGGATATTCTACTGATAATTCATCTAATGCTGATTGTATTAGATCCATTATATAATGTGAGACATTAATAGCATCATCTTCGTTTTGAAGCATGATGTCCATTCTTTCTTCTTCTACTTCAGCTTTTCTACGTTCTGTTGGAAACTGAATTACATTACTTTTTTCTGCTTTCATAGTGTTATTATACCATATATTCCATTAATTGTACAGTGTTATTTTAGCCCTTTTACTGCATTTCCGCCAAGTCTTACATTTATAATACCATTATAATATGTATCGCTCATTAGTACTTCTTTATCAAATTGTTCTTTCGCTTCCAGGTAAGCACATTCACCCTTAGTTTTGCATAGATATAATATATTTCTATAGAAAATATCTTCGCCTTGAGTTTTAACTTCTTCAGATAAAATTTTATTCGATCCAAAATACTTTCTCCAATCAGATTCTATTAATATTTTCTTTCTACGTTTTCTACTTTTTGTTTTAGGTAATGTTTTCTGACTCCAGAAAAACTTCTTTCCTATATACTTTTTTCCATTACAACGATTTGTTATTTCATAAACGAAACCATAGTAATCATCAGAACTAAAGTTCTCTGGTGGGACAAACACTTTACCTTCATATAACCATTCCATAATTATATTTATGTATCGTCTATATCGTCCCAATCTTCTTCATCGTCTTCTTCTGGTTCTTTATAACCACAAAATGGACAATGCTTTGGTAGTAGGTCTGGGTTGTCGTCTTCATCAATTTCATAATAAATTTCAGAAGCATGAAAACAAATACTACATTCTATTATTGTGGTTGACATTCTAACAGAGCCTTTAAGTTATCATACCCACCAATTTTTTCTTCGTTAACAATAATTTGAGGAAATGTTCTTGCAGCTGGAAATGTATCTAACATTTCGTTTCTACTAAAATCTATTCCGTAGTGTTTATACGTAAATTCTAATCCTTTAGATTCACATAAATTTTTTGCCATTGTGCAAAATGGGCATGGCTCTTTACCCCAAATTTCTATATTCAATTTACTACTCCGTTAATCATCCAAAATGAAAATAACATAAAACCGAACACAATAAATTGAATTATTGATGCCCAGAAGATTTGTTTCATAGGATGTATTTCTGTTAATTTTTCTATCCAAGATTCACTTGGTGCTAAGTTTACTACTTGTAAAACTTTTTCAGGTCTTGTAAACCATGGTATATGCATCATAGGCTCAATCCTGATAATGCCTTTTGATCAACATCTTGTTTAACACCACCAGTTACATATGAACTAATTTCGGTTTCCTGTGGAGCTACTTGTACGTTTCCACCACCAATCCATTTCTCAGTCCATGGTAATGGGTTTATTTTAGGAACAGTGTAAGGGCATGTTAAACCTAATGCTCTCATTCTCTTACAACCAATCCATTCAATATAATTACCTAAAATATTTTCGTTAAGACCAATCATAGAGCCATCTCTAAATAGGTAATGTGCCCATTGTTTTTCTTGTTCAATAACATTAGTAAATAATTTAATTACATCTTCTTCCATTTCCTTCGCAATTTTAATATAATCTTTATCTTCTTTTAATAGATTTTTAATTAAAACTGTTGTACCTGCCAAATGTGTATTTTCGTCTCTAGCGATAAACTTAATGATCTTTGCATTACCTTCCATTTTTTTAAGTTCAGCAAATGCCCAAGAACATGCAAATGACACATAAAACCTAATGCCTTCTAAAGCATTAGCTGACATTAAGCACATATATAGTGCTCTTTTATGGTCAAGTTTATTTGTTGGACCTGCATTACAATCGATTAAATCGTCATAATACTTAGCGATATCGTTACCACAATCCAATATTTCTTTAACATTAAGCATACTATCAAAAACCAATGAAGGATCCGCATAAACATTTCGTATAATATGTGTATATGATCTACTATGGATTGTTTCAAAGAAGCTCCAAGTTTCAATCCAGTTTTCAATTTCTGGTAAACTTGCAATTGGTAAAAATGCTAGGTTTGGTGCTCTACCTTGAACAGAATCTAAAAGAATTTGTCTTTTAAGATTACTTGTAAAAATGTGTTTTTCGTGTTCAGTTAATCCTTCAAAATCCTTTTTATCTTTTGAAATATCTACCTCTTCGGGCCTCCAAAAGAATCCAAGTTGTTTTTCTGTAATTTTATCTATTTGTGGATATTTTAAAACGTCGAATCTTTGTATATCTACTGCTTCATCTAAAAACATGTTTTTTGCTAAATGAGATTTTTTATTTTTTTTCAGTATTGCCATTTATATATCCTTTATATTTTACAGCTTTCGCAATCGTCATCGTCAATAATTACTGACTGGGTTTCAGTTGTTCCACTATCGTATGGGTGATGGTCATCGTCTTTCATTTCTCCTGCACCATCATGAGTGTTAAAATAGTAGAGTTGTTTTAATCCAAATTTGTATGCATTAACAAGGTCCTGTATCATTAATGACATAGGAATTTTATTGTCTTCAAACTTTTCTGGATTGTAAGAAGTATTAACACTAATACCCTGATCAATATACTTTTGAAGGATTGCGCATATCTTGAGATATCCATCGGTTCCTTCTTGATCCCACAATAAATCATATTTATTTTTTAAATGGTGGTATCCTGGAACAACCTGAGCTAATACACCGTCCTTAGATTGTTTATAAGATACGAGTGCTCTAGGTGGTTCAATACCATTAGTGCTATTACTAATCTGTGCAGATGTTTCGGCTGGCATTAATGCCATGAGAGTACTGTTTCTAATACCATGTTCCTTTAAGTGAGTTCTTAATTGCTTCCAAGGTACGCGTTCTTTATGCTCTATTAAATTATCTACTGCACCTTTATATGTATCAATTGGAAGTACTCCAGAGCCGTATTTTGTGTCATCAATTGCAGATATTTTACCTTTTTCTCTGGCTAGTTTTGATGAAGCTCTAATAAGATAATACGACCAAGATTCAGCATATTCATCTACAACCTTAAATGCCGATTCATCGTATTTTAATCCTCTTTTTGCTAAGAAATAAGCTAGGTTTATAATACCAATACCTAATGGTCTTCGAGCCATTGTAGATTTTTCTGCAGCTGGAATTGGATATGCTTGATAATCCAATAATTCATCTAAACCTCTTACTGCTAATTCACAGTACTTTTTAAATTCGCCAGGATGGTTAATTAAACCCCAATTAATTGCTGATAATGTGCATAGTGAAATTTCACCTTCATCGTCATCATATGATTCCAATGGCTTTGTCGGTAAATCAATTTCACAGCATAAATTACTCATTCTAATTGGTGCTCTATCTGGTTTAAATGCACCATGATCATTTGCATGGTCAACATTCATTACATAAATTCTTCCAGTATCTTTTCTTTCAGTTAATAGCTGTTGAAATACTTCGAGTGCTGGTAAAGATTTTTTACGTACAGAATATGCTCTTTCGTATTTTTCGTATAACTCTTTAAATTTTTCTTGGTCATCAAAGAACGATTCATACAATCCTGGAACATCGTTAGGATCAAAGAACGTTATATTACCACCTGTTAATAGTCTTTCATACATTAACTTATTTAATTGGAACGCATAATCCATGTGTCTTACACGACCTTCTTCAGTTCCTTTATTATTTTTAAGTACTACTAAGTCCTCAAATTCATAGTGCCATATTGGTAGATATACAGTTGCTGCACCACCACGAACACCGCCTTGAGAGCATGATTTAACTGCCGATTGAAAATATTTTAAGAATGGAATAAGTCCAGTATGAACAACTGAACCATCACCTACTTTAGCACCGTTAGCTCTAATAGAGCCAGCACCGATTCCAATACCTGCTTTCTTACTTATATATTTTACAATGGAGGTTGCAGTAGCATTAATAGAATCGAGACTATCACCAGATTCGATAAGCACACAACTTGAAAACTGACGGGTTGGAGTACGTACTCCTGCCATAATCGGAGTAGGGAGTGATATATAAAATTGACTAATTGCATCATAATAATCCTTCACGAATTTCATTCGAGTTTCTTTTGAGTAGTTTGAGAATAGAGTTGCTGCAACCATCATATACAGCATTTGCGGTGTTTCGTAATAAACCTTTTCTTTTCTATCTTGTACTAGGTATTTACCACGGAACTGTTCCATTCCAGCATATGTAAATAGATCATCTCTATCATGTTTTATGTATGAATCTAACTGATCTATTTCATCACGAGTATAACTTTGCATAATCCCACCATCGTATACTCCACGTGAAATATTTTCAATGATGATGCGCGCAAGAGACCATGGTTCATACTGACCATAAACTTCTTTTCGTAATTTATAATTGATTAATCGAGCCGCTACAAATTGATAATTCGGCGTATGCTCAGAGATTAATTCAGATGCACTCTTAATGAGTAGTTCGTGTATATCGTATGCAGGTATCTTATCATACAATTGAATATTAGATTTTAGTTCTATTTCAGATTGTGATACTCCTGAAATATCTTCTACAGCCCACTCTAGTACCTTATGTACTTTTTCTAAATCAAAGCTTTGGAGAGAGCCGTCCCTCTTAGTGACATTTATATCCATAATGTTTATCCCGTTCATATTTGTGTTTCATTTAATATATCTATTATACCATAAAACTCAACAAATGTACACTGGTTTGTGTTATTTTTTT